TTTGGTCGGCGTGACGGTCTCGCCGGAGACAAAGACCTTGATCGGGGTAGTTGTGAGTGTTGCCATATTAGGATTCGTTGCGTGTTAGAGTTGCGGGCAGCGACTTGGGCGATGCCTCGATAGCGGCGCTGCGGATCTGCGGGCGCTGGCCGGTTGTGGTGAAAGTCAGTTCCGCCGCATGCGCCTTAAAGCGGATCGGCGACTTGAGGTGATAGTCTTCGGTGACGCCGCTGCTGTTAGTGATGCTTCCGATCTGCTCGGTCTTGTCGGGGTCGATGACGCTTACCTGAGTCGTGATCCCGCCGCCATTGGGGATGATGACATCGGCGACACTGCGCAGGAATCGCTTACTGCTCATCTCCTTGAAGTTGAGGCGGCGGGTCTTGATGCGGCCCTGCACCGTTGATCCGGCAAACCCGGCGGTCGCTGCGTCATCGGTTCCGTTGTCGTTCTCGTCAAGCAGCCAGAGCTTGCCGGTGCGGCGGGCGTTGAAGAGGCGGCGCTCGCTGTTGTAGGTGCCGACCACCAGCGCATCAACGCCGATGCCGTATTCGTCCTTGTGCTCCCAAGCGTTGTTTAAGGCATTCCAACAAACCAAAAGGTCGTTGGTGTTGTCCGTGCCGTTGGTCGTCGGGACGGCGAGCAGGTAACGGTTGTTGTGCCAGACGGCGAAGGCCCGATGCACCTTGGTCTGGTCAATGTCGGCGAAGAGGTCGGCAATCGGGTCCGAGAGCGGCACGGTGTCGCCGCGCAGGCGAAGGTCGAGCTGGGTGTCTAGGCGGTAGACGCCGGCGTCCGAGAGGAAGAAGACGAACTGACCAGCGCGGGCGATGGTGTTGCGGGCGCTGCACCCGATCTCGTTAGTCAGGATGCTGATGGACGCAATGACCGGATCAGCGGCGGCGATGTCGTAGCTCTCGTTGATCTTGGCCATCCAGATGCTCTTGCGGCAGAAGATGAGGAAAGAGCCATCAACCCACGGCTCCACGGCAACGATGAAGTCATCACCGCCGGCACCGGCGCGAAGGCTTTGCCAGAAAGGATCGTAGGTGTCGGCATCAAGCACGTCCGAGACGAGCACGCTGTCGCGGCCGTTGGGAACGATGAGGCGATTGTTGATGTAAGACGCCCATCCGACTGATGGCATCCGCTTGTAGGTCACGCCTGTCGGATGCACGCCGGTCGGCGCATTGACGAACGATCCGGTGCCGGTCCAATACATCGGCGGCTTGACCCTGCGCACCTTGATGTCGGCCACGCCGGCGCTGGCCGTCCCGCTCGGCACGGTGATGGAGAATGCGTTGGCGGTCGGCGCGGGGCTGGCGAGGATCTGGTATTCGGTGTCGTCGAAGGCGGCGACCGAGCTGCCCTCGATGCGCACACGCTGTCCGGCAGATAGTCCGTGCGCGTTGACGTTGACGGTTGCCGTGGTGCCGGACACCGCGATGCCGCTGCCATTGGTAAGCTGCTGCCCGAAAGTTGATGCGGTGAGCGGCGCCTCGCGCAATAGATACAGACGATCAAACGCCTGCACCACCGACACCGTGTCGGTCTCCTCGATGGTCTCGCCGCCCGGATACGCCACAGTCACAGGGGTTACGCCGTCACGCCAGAGGAAGGCCGAAGCCGGTCCCGGCATGACGATATATTCGTTGGCGTTCTGGTAGTTTTGCGAGGCGAAGACGCCAGCGCCGAAGATGCCGCCGCCGTAGGTTGTCTTGACTACCGGGGCGCGGTTGGCAACGAGCGTTCCGGTGGCGTTGGCTGCCGGGGTGCCGGTCATGGAGTAAGTAAAAGCCGTGGCGCTCGTCACCGTGATGGTGAAGTCGCCGTTGTAGAACCCTGCGTCGATGCCGGTGGCTCCGCGAATGTTGACGAAGTTGGCCGAGCTGTAGCCGTGCGCTACTGTGGTGGTCACGGTGGCCGTAGCGCCGCTGCGGGTGATCGAGGTGATCGCCACATCCGTCCCAAGGGTGAACGGCACGGTTAGCGGTTCGTCCGTTGTGGAGATGTCATCGGCGAGGCGCTTGGCGCCTTTGCGTGTCTGCGCGACTCCGCGATCAAGGCGCATGTTGACTGAGTCCTGCAACATTCCGGCGGGCAGGGTCAGCGGATTAAGGCGAGAGGCGAAGCCGATGAAACCGGAATCGCCGTCCCTGATGACTTGGTCGCTGAGTGGCATTAGGAAGAGAGGGATGAAGGCTGAAACCTGAGACCTGAGTGAAGGGCAGTTTTCAAGCGGGTCTTAAAGCGGGCGGCGTCGCCGGGGGAGATGTCCGTCTTGCGGGTTGGGGCGACTTGCTGATGGGTCAGCACCATGTTCATGTTGATGCCCCACTTCTTCATTCTTGGGACGAGGTATTCGATGGCGCTGGCCATGGCGTCTTCGCCGAGCGGCAGCTCATAAGTATTTCCTTCCCACGCCACGCCGAGGGACCATGAGTTGAGATCCCTGCGGCCTTGCCATGACGATACACCGGCATGCCAGCAGCGGTCGGTGTCGTTGGCAAACACCGTGCGGCGGCCGTCGCGGGCGATGAGGACGTGGTAACTCACTTTGCTTTTAGGGTCTGCTATCCATGCGACACCACCACGATAGCTTCCGTCGCTGTGGTGCAGGACAATCGCCTCCGGTTTGATTCGGCTGGCCTGCTTGTTCGGCGTGTTCGCTCGGCGCTCGTCGTAGTTCGTCTTCGGCGGCTCTACGGTGAAGTTCGCTGCGGATAAGGAGACAGAGTTCGGCAAGACGGGCAGACGGGTAGCGTCTGACCTGCTGCCAAAGAGTCTCTTGATCCACTTCCACATTGCTTACTTTTTGTAGCCGTCCGATTTCGGATGGGTGTAGGTGACCGTTGCCTGTTGCTTCACAAAGTCATAGCCGAGCGTGACGCAGCCAGCCGCAAGAGCAGCCCAGCTCAAGGCGAGGATCGCAACTGCAATGAGTTTTGTGGCGCGGACGCTCATGGAGTCAGAGGCGCGCCGAGGCGTCTTTGGCCATGACCAATCCCCATGCTGCCATGAGGCTGGCGGCGATGAGGCCGAAGTCAGGGATGCTGCCGGTGGCGAGGAATTCCTTTGCGCCGGTCGCCAGAGCGATGAGGGCGGTGAGGATGCCGATGGTGGTTGTTTTCCAGTTACGCATATTATTTGTTCTCCTTTTGTTTTTTCCGAAGGTCGTGAAGGACCGAAATTAAAGTGACGATGCCGACCGCAAGGCCGATGCAGAGGCCGGCGACTCGCAGGGTTGTTTCCAAGTGCGGGAGCATAGAAAAGACGCTGCTGCCGATGCTGGTCACGGTGCCGATGACGCCCTTTTCGGTCGTCGTGAAGTTGTGATGAAAGTAGTCCAAGCTCACAACCAAACCCTCCGCTGCTGCTTCGGCGTCACCGCGTACTCACTCGCCGGATCTGGCCGGTCGTCCATCACGCGCAGGTTGACATGCCATCCGTCAATCGGAGTGCTGACCGGATTCTCTGGGTCGGTCATGTCGGTGTCCGTCAGCACGCCGACCGGATCGAGGGCAAAGCCGGTGCCGGTCAGCTTCCAGCCGCTCTCGCTATCATAGTAATCGGCCAGCACGGTTTGGGCGGTGGACTCGTCGGGGAATTTGTAGAGGTAGTCCGTCATGTTAGGTCGTGAGTTGCTGGAGCAGCGTGTTGGAGAGGCGCTTGGGCCAGTAGGCGATCTTGCGGATGTGGCCGTTGAGTAGCGCAACGGCGGTGGCGGCCCCGCTTGCTCCAAGTCGCATGCGAGAAACTGAAGGCAAACTTACGACTGTGTCCGCAACGCCGAGCGTGGCATTTTTGACCGTTTGCGCGTCATTTGCTTTATACGCAATGCCAAACCGCATCGCCGTCCCAACGGCAACAACCGTTGAATCGGGAGATGCGCTGGAGCCTCCAAGTTGCTGGGCGGTTGCGGTTATTATCTGCGCTCCACCAGAGCCGTTTACTCCCAAATTGTAGATCAGTGTCCGGTTATCAAGCGAGGTGTCGTCAACCTGCAACGTCACTCGGTTTGAATCCGATACTGCTGAATTTGCTCCGGCGTAAGAAGACTCGGTAACGAACGTCCCCTCCGCTTGATTATAGAAACCACTGATCGGCGTGACTATGGCACTGTCCGCGCTGCGGGTGGCGGCGGCGGTGGTCGTCGGGATGTAGCTGGTGGGGAAGGCGCCTTGTTCTAACTGTGGGGCGGCTATGCGGAGGGTGAGGTCGATGGGTTGTGCGTTGGTGTAGACGACCGTCATAAAACCCAACACACGCACAACCGTTGCATCAGAAAACGTAACAGTCGCAGATGTTCTTTGCGTCTTGAGCGCACTGCTCGTTGGGGTTATTGTTGAGTTTGACAGTTGAGCGCCAACAAGACTGCCATCAGAAAGATTGCCGCGAACAGACGTTCTAATTACGGCGTTGCTTAACGACCCATTGGCGAGTTTTGCATAATTAGAAGAGGTCCATGTCTGTCCATTGCTGGCGGTAACTCCGTTAGAGCTATCAAAAAATATCAATACATCACCTGTGGATGTCGGCGTTCCGCTAAATTTGATGTCAATGTAAGCAAGCCCGTTTTCGGTTCCGGTGCCGATAATCTCGCTTGTGACTCCATTGGCATTCGGCGTGATCGACCAATTCAACGGCATCACCCCACCACTCCCAATCACCCCATTGGTGCTCCCACCAGCCTGCGAGTTGCGGATGCTGTTCGTCCGCGCCTCCTCGATGAGAAGCCCGAGCGAGTTCGCCGCTCCGTCTTGGGAATGGTCAAATCGCGGAACATTGTTGCTGGCCGTTTGTAAAACGCCGTTGGCATCAAAGTAGGTCGCATCAGACGCCCGCGTGAAGGTGATGGCGGGGCCGGTGCCGTGGTCGAGGGTTTTGAGCGCGGCGAAGTCGCGCTGGAAGGACGGGAGATCCGTCTCGTAGATCAGCTCGCGGTTGCCGATGAGGCCGCTGGAGAATCCTTGGATCATTTCTTGTAGGCGATGATCGACCCACTGTGCAGGTCGATGGCGCTGAAGTTTCCAAAGATCGTCAGGCCAGCGGGCACGGTGATAGCGCTGCCGAGGAGCGTATTGGCGAGACCGGTGACGTTGCCGGTCAAGACGCTGAACTTGGTGTCGGTGATGGCTTGGATGGCCGACCATTCGCCGGTGCGTGCGGTTGTGTCGCCGATGTATTCGGCGCCAGAGAATGAGTTAGTGATGCGTGCGTTAGGGAATCCCATAGGTTTGTTTTGTTAGCTGTTAGTAAGGGCCGACCTGCGCGGACCACCGGCGGGGTTGGCGTTGTTGGAAAATGATTTTGTCCATCTCGGAGACCAAGTAGGTCTCGGCGCGTTGCTGCATGACTTGGCTTTTGTCCTCTTGGCCGTCTTCGGTGAGGAGGT